AGAGAAGGCTAAACGGCGTAGACAATATTTAGAGCGCAGTGAGGAGGCGGCAGAAAAGCGCAGACAGATAGAAGAGAAACAAACGGAATTATTAAGACAGATACAGCAGAACACAGTTAATAGCAATCTGCTGATGATTAACAACAAAGACAACAACAACTCGCAGTGAGCCTCACGGCAACCACTGCGAGTTGTTTCATTACCAAGCATTTTTCCGCTTGCGAATAGATTTCTTTTGCTTTCGGTCAAGTGGCTGTGTGTTAGGCTCTATGCCCTCACGATTGGCGAGTATTTCTTCATCACTAAGATACTCTTTAGCAAGCATATTCGTGACAAGCTGTGATGTATCGTAGAGCTGACGGCGTTTATTTGTCTGTAGATACGTTCTATTATACATCTGAACAGGCGTATAAGCCTTGTTTTCCGAGTAGAGTTCGTATTCTTCAATATCATATGTAAAGCCTGTCTGTATACGGCAAAATGGGTGCTTGAAATGCGTATGACAAGCGGTCACGTCTGCGGTGATATCCCTGATTTGTTTATCAAGCAAATTGAAACGTTGCACTGTTGCATATATCATCATACGCCGTTTACGGCATTGGCACAAATGCTGAAATAGCGGTTTAGGAACGGCACATTTACCGCCCGAAAAGTCACGGCTATTGAATATTGTACCTATTTCATCAATAAGCACGAGCGTGTTTTTAGGGGCGTTGAGAATATCTTGTGCAGTGTTGAGCGGAAGAATTTCCGTATAGTCGGGAAAGTTTTTGATATTGATATTAGTTAATATGTGTAGCTGAGGATATTTGCGACAGAGTTCATAAGCTTCAGCGACCATAAGAGAGGTTTTACCTGCTCCGAATTTGCCAACAAATAAGTGTATACCCCAGCCGTTGAATATTTGCGACCAGTTGAAATAAAGGCTTGTAGCCTTATCATAAGCTACATAAGCCGCCAAGGACGGCAGGCGTACGAAGTAATCGAAAAGAACCATTTATTTATCACCCCAATTAAAAATAAAATAAAGTATAACAGAAATAATGTACAAAGCAAGAATAGTCCACACGGCTATCACCTACGAGGATTGAAAAATCGTATCATAGCATTGTATAGCATTTTCCACAGCAGAAACAGCATAATGCAGGCAAAGACAAATTCCAAGCACAACACGCCGAACTGTTTCCACGTCTTTATAACGTCAATAGCGGCTAAGTCACAGCCAAGAAGCTTTAACAATTGATAGCAAGCATTTTGAACATCATATAACACATTTACCACCCCACTTTCTCAGGCTCTTGCTTGTCATTCTGTGGCGTATTCTGTGGCTGTTCAGCCAATTGTTTTTTTAAATCCTGTTCCTCATATAGTGTCTCAATAAGCCGTTTACGAGGAAGTGACAAGTCTTTATCAGATTTAAAGGCGTGCAAGTCCATAAAAAACGCCACCACGCCAAGAACTGCACTGATAGCAAGAATTACTATCAGTGACAGGACGAATAATTTTAATATTGCAACCATTTTAACAACTCCTTATGTATTGTGGAAAAGATACTGCAACAGAGCAACAGAGCAGGATATAACAAACAATCCTATAATCATTGCTCCTACTGTGAAACTAAATTCGCCGAAACGAATACGCAAACACATTAAGTGTTGAATTGAAACAAAAAGCGACTTCATAAGTGAAAACCAATCCATATTGAACCCCCTATTTAAGAACCCATTTAACAACACAAATTGCCAACATGATGACAAAGAACGATATAAGAATAGTTAAAAACGTTGTGGGCAAAATACCGATACTTGCGGTTAAGAACTTGAAGAAATCGGACGAGCCGTCAAACAATGATTTAATGCTGTCAAGTCCGAAATCAACAGAACCGAAATTTTTATCAAGATTTTTTTGTTTCTCATACTTCTCGAAATCGTCAGGAGAAAGACCGCTTTCTCCGTTTTTATCCATATCATAATCATACATATAATCAGGGGTCAACTTCTTATCAAGATAATCGGTAAACGGCTTGTTTGTATCCATTTCAGCACCATTCTTGAATATTTTCGGCTTGTATTCGGGATAGTCCTTATAATTGAACGCCGTTGACGTTACGCAATAGTAATCAGGCATTATAACATCTGTTCCCTCGCCTGTTTCGGCGTCGGCATTTACTGTTACAATCTGCTTTGTATTCAAAGAGCCTTGATTGCAAAGATAACCTTGATTGTCAAGGTCAAAATAATCAGGGGTAGGAACTGAAAGCGAGGTCAAGCGACCATATACCACGATATAAAGCTTTGTATCGGCTGTGAACTGTGAACTATCAAGATTTTCAAGATTGATAGTAACATTCTTGACAGAGCCACCCTTGCCAATAATATAGCCAGCATTTATGCCCTCTGCCTTTATCCATTCCGTAGGTTCTTTGTTATCGTCCGTAACATCAGCAACAACGCCACTTGTAGTATACATATATTTGCCATAGTCCAACGAGGTATAAACAGCGTTTTTAACGCTCTTCTCATACGAGGACTTTTCAGGGGGCGAAGTAGTGATATAACATACGAATTCATATGTATAATCTTTAAGTTCATCATAGCTGTCACGAAGTTTTATAAATTCGTCCGTCAGTGTAACACGAACATTAAGTCCATTGCTTTCAATTTCCTGTCCGTTGTTGCTTGCACCAGGAGCGACAAGAGTTCCCTTGCGGCTCATGCCCTCAGAGAGAGCAGGGGAATAATCGACAGTAAAAGGGGTTGGTGGGGCGTTAGGGTCAACAGGGGTTACATCATCGCCGTTGTTAGTTATTTTAATATTAGATTTAAATATGTGATTAGGGAAAGAATGTGATTGTTCATCATCATCAAAATAGAATTTATATCCAGAAATAGATACATTGTCATTAAAAGAAATATCCATTGAATCGGAATTACCATAATCTGAAATACGTCCAGCAATAGAACTCGCATAGCCATCTTTTTTAATTTGACCATGAGTAAGATTTAATGTATTGTCAACAATAAAATCATCAGGACTAAAGAAAATGTAATACCACCAATAATATTGTGAACTATCCTCAAAATATGTCATAATATAATGAGAATTTTCAATATCAATATTGTTATTTTTTGCATAGTCAATCATTTGTGAAAATCGTTTCTCACGATTAACGTTACTAGACAAGCCGTCACTACTAACATCAACAGCAAACGCAGGAACGGCAGACAATACACAGCATATCATACACAGCATAGCGGACAAAACAGCGGTGAACCGCCGTAGTTTAGATTTCATATTTTTTTCTCCTTTCTAAAATAATCAAAAAGATGACAAACAGAAAAAATAAGATGATGTATAATAAATTCCAAAAGAAAAGACAAAGTAAATCCAAATAAAGCAGTTTGTTTAGGTGTAGTAAAGGGATATGAAATTATACTATTAAAAGTAACTACATGAAAAACTATAAAGGGGGCAATGAAAAGCCAAGTATCAAGCATACAAAACATAAAGTTAATTATATGAAATAGTTTTCTATTCATGTACCACGGAACACTTGACAGGTCATTTTTAGATACTGTATCAACATTTTTCATTTTGTTTTCTCCTTTCTATAAATAAAAATGCGGAGCGGATTGACCGCCCCGCACAAGCGAGTGTTTACGCCTTACCCTTTGTAAGTTTGCGGATAACACCAATAGCAACGCCGAGGAGTGAAGCACCAACGAACACCATAACAAGCGGATTGCCTGTCATAATAGTCCAAACCTGAGAAACAAGATCAGTAATAGTTGTTACACCCGAAGTAATAGCAGTTGTTTCACCTGTAAGAACAGTAATAGGCATATTCTTAATCTCCTTTCTTACTTGATTATGTCTATACTTTCAACAACGAGTTTTTCAACACCGCCGAAAGTACGAACGCCGTAGTTAATGTTTACATGGCTATCAATCATAGCCGAGGAGTTAGGAAACGTTTCCTGCAAGACCTTTGTTGACACCTTTGCGATATGTGTTTCATATCCTGTAACGCTCTCGTCCTTGCTTTCTTTTAGGCAAAAAAGAGTGTAGTTTTCCCACTTTCTGCCTGTTTCCTTAATAACTCCACTGTTTTTCTTAAAACCTTTGACAATATACATCTTGTCATACCTCCAAAATCAATTAATAATTTGTTGTAGTTCTCTTAACTACAGTTATATTATATAACATTAAGAAAGCGGCGTAAATACTTGTAATATTTCTTGTCAATGTATAATTTGTTAAAACACCGCACTAACATACTAAACTTTTTGTAATATTTCTATGTACAATAAAACCGCCGATTTTTAAACAAAATGCGGCGGTTTATATCCTAAAATTTTCTATTTGTGTTTGGGGTGGTAGAGGTCGTCGGTTCAAATCCGGTCACTCCGACCAGTATGTAAAAACGGCTTTCCGCTATTGTGGAGAGCCTCTTTTTAGTTGTCAAAATATTCTAACACCAAAAAGCTCCGACGGCAAATCGGAGCTTTTGGTTTTATATTACATCTTCGCAAGCTTTGCAAATTCTGCTTTCAGTGCAGGATAGATTTCTGTGTAAAGCTTGTAGTATTTCTCATACTCAGGTACTCGCTCTGCTTCAGGCTGCTGTACCTTGTCGGTCTTTACTACTGCCTTACAAGCTTCCGGTACTGATGAGTAAATGCCTGCGCCTGTTGCTGCAAGAAGTGCTACGCCAAGGGCTGGACCTTCTTTCGATGAAGCTGTTTTTACAGGGCAGTTGTAAAGATCTGCGAGCATTGATCTCCACAGCGGTGAGCTTCCGCCGCCTCCGCATGCCATCATGTCGGATACGTTGATATCCATTTCTCTGAATACCTCAACGCAATCTCTCAGTGAGTATGATACGCCCTCCATTACTGCTCTCAGCATATCACGCTTTGTGTGCATTGCGGAAAGTCCGAAGAATACTCCTCTTGCGTCAGGGTCAAGATGCGGTGTTCTTTCGCCCATGAGATATGGCAGATAGAGAAGTCTGTTTGCACCAACAGGCACTTTCTCTGCTTCCTTATCCATGAGATAATATTCGTCAACACCCATGCACTTTGCTGTTTCTTTCTCTGCATTGCAGAAATTATCCCTAAACCATTTCAGCGAAAGTCCTGCGCCTTGTGTAACACCCATAACGTGCCATGCGTTCGGTACTGCTGCACAGCAGGTGTGAACTCTGCCCTTTGGGTCGATAGAGATAGAAGAAGTGTGTGCGAATACAACGCCTGATGTTCCGATGGTTGTGAACGCCTTGCCGTCCTCTGCAACGCCTGTTCCGATAGCTGCAGCGGCATTGTCGCCTGCTCCGCCTACTACTATAGTACCCTCTTTAAGTCCTGTAAGCTCAGCCATTTTCTTTGTGACTTTGCCTGTTACCTCGCATGACTCGTACACCTTGCCCAGCATTGACATATCAATGCCAAGCGTATCGCAGACTTCCTTTGACCAGCAGCGGTTTGGCACATCAAGAAGCTGCATACCGCTTGCGTCAGAAACCTCTGTTGCATATTCGCCAGTGAGGATAAATCTCAGATAGTCCTTTGGCAGAAGGATGTGTCTGCACTTTTCATATATATCAGGCTCGTTGTTCTTTACCCAAAGAATTTTCGCAGCCGTCCAGCCTGTGAGGGCAGGGTTTGCTGTTATCTTGATGAGCTTTTCTCTGCCTAGCTTTTCGTTCATTTCTTCAACTTCTGCGGCAGTTCTCTGATCGCACCATATTATGGACTTTCTAAGAACGTTGTTGTCCTTATCCAGCATAACAAGTCCGTGCATCTGACCTGAGATACCAACGCCTGCAACGTCCTCTTTATTTACGCCGCTTTTGGTCATAACAGCCTTGATAGTGTTTATCATTGCGTTTGCCCAGTCAGCAGGATCCTGTTCTGCATAGCCGTTTTTAGGCTGATACATAGGATATTCAATAGTTACAGAAGAAATAACAGTGCCCTTTTCGTCAAAAAGCACCGTCTTAGTGCCGCTTGTGCCGCAGTCTACGCCGATTACATAAGCCATATTTTTTTACTCCTTTATAATATGTATAGTATCATTTGTTTTTGCTAAAACGATTACATTAATTATACAATATTTCTCTCTGAAATGCAATACCCATAAAACGTTTTCGCAAAATTTATCTGCACATAAAAAAGGACGGTGGGGCTACCGTCCTATAAGTTTGTTGAAAGACCTGGCGAACTTGTTGGCGGGACGTCGTGTCTGCGTTATTGGCAGGGTTCGGTCTTATACCGCCATTTTGAGTCTAGTCTGCTTTCTCAAGCACAAAGAATGTGCTGTTGTTTTCACTTTTCATTTCCTTTATAGCCCAGCCTGCCGCGATCAGACTGTTGAGCTTTTCAACTCGCTGAAATCTGTCCATATCCGGGGCTTTTCCATCATGGGCTTTGTCCTCATTTCTTGAAACATAAAATATCTTTTGCATATATATCCTCTTTCCCTGAGAGTGACAATTGTTCCCCGATTTTTTTACAACTGTCGCATTTTATTGATTACATTATACTACATAAATATGGAGATTTCAAGGAATACCAAAAATTTTAACCTCTTTTTAACGCTTTAGTATTATTCTGATTTTTCATGCTTTTCAGTGCTTATTATATATAACGGCATAGGTAAGGTGAAAAAATGCACGTTTTCAGGGCTGTTTTATGTACTGATATGTACAAAAACTTATGACG